TGAACGGGACGGTCAGTTTCAACCTCTACAACGATCAGGCCGTGAACAAGCTGCTGATGGATAAGCCGCAGCTGCTGCCGGAGTGGAGGATTGACGAACCGAAGGATTACATCTGGAACCGGCAGAAGGTGGAGAACGTGATCACCCAGGGGATCATCCAGGGCAAGCCTGTGGACAGGATCATGGATGACCTGGTGGGCAACCTCTGCACGGCGAACGAGAACAAGATGAGAACCTTCGCCCGGACTGCGGTGACCGGGGCACAGAACGCCGGAAGGCAGCAGCAGATGGAGGACGCGGAGGATCTGGGCATCGAAGTCCACAAGAAGTGGGTGGCCACGCTGGATGACCGCACCCGTGATCTGCACCAGGAACTGGACGGGCAGGAGGTCGGCATCCATGAGGATTTCCAGGTGGGTGACTACACCATCGCCTATCCGGGAGATCCGACCGCCGCGCCGGAGATGGTCTACAACTGCCGCTGCACGATGATCCAGGTGTATCCGGGCATCAGCGGCGAGAGAAGCAGACGGGCATACTATCAGGACGAACACGGTTACCGGAAGTCCGAGGTGGTCGGAGATATGACCTACAAGGAGTGGGTCGCATGGAAGGAGCGCAGACGATGAGCAGCGTGGAAGTGACCAGCCACGTTCCATACGTGGTGAACGAAGTGGGCAAGGCCGCCCGGGAAGCGTTGACGATGATCGGCGGCACGATTGAAGGCCACGCGAAGTCAGCGTGTCCGGTGGACACGGGACTCCTGCGGAACAGCATCACCTACGCGCTGGGCGGCGAAACACCGGGAGTGACCACCTATATGAGCGAGAAGGGCGGCGTGACCGGCAAATATGAAGGGGTCGCACCGCAGGACGCGGACGGCCAGCTGACTGTGTGGATCGGAACCAACGTGCAATACGCGCCGTTTGTGGAACTCGGCCACAGCCAGGAGCCTGGGCGGTTCGTACCGGCCATCGGAAAGCGGCTGAAGAAGCCGTTCGTGGACGCGAAGCCATTCCTGCGTCCGGCGGTCGAGAACCACGAACAGGAGATCCAGCAGATCATTCTCCGGTGTTTCCGGGGACTTTGACACTTTTGAACCGCGCATTTCCAAAGATTTGACAGTTTTGGGGATGCGTGTTTTTTTACTGCATTCTACAATTAAGGAAGAGCAAAGCACCGCTCGACAAGAACTCCGTAGCGCAAAGCACCGCGCCGAAGAAATGGGAGGGAATATTGATGGGATTCGGACGGAAATGGCTGGATGAGATCCTCCAGAATGAGGAACTTTCCCCCAAGGAGAAAGCCCAGAAGATCATGGATGAACACATCACCGTGACCAACGGGCTGAAGGATGAAAGGGACAACTACAAGGCTGACGCGGAAAAGGCCGCCGATCTCCAGAAGCAGTTGGATGAGAAGGCGAACGGCGAGAACTGGCAGGAGAAGTACGAAAAGGAACATGAATCCTTTGAAAACTTCAAGAAGCAGACCGCCGCAGACGCAGAAGCCGGGAGAGTGAGGGCGGCATACCGCAAGCTGTTGTCCGGGGAAGGGATCAGCGAGAAACGGATCGATGCGATCCTCAAGGTTACCGACTTCAGCAGGATGAAGCTGAACAAGGAAGGGAACCTGGAGGGCGAGGAAGATCTGAAGACCGCCATCAATGCTGAATGGGGCGATTTCAAGACCACCGTCACCGAGCGTGGCGCAACGGTCGAAAAGCCGCCGCAGGTTGGCAAGGCCACGAAGACGAAGGAAGAAATCTTCGCCATCAAGGACACCGCCGAGCGGCAGAAGGCAATAGCCGAAAATCATGAATTATTCGGATTCTGATCCGAGGAAGGAGTAATAAAAAATGGCTGCTGAAACCAGAGTTATCACTACCAGCCAGATGAGCAAAGTCCGCGAAGTGGATTTCGTGGCGCAGTTTGCTCATAACTCGCTGGCGAAACTGATCGAAGTTCTGGGCGTGACCCGGAAGATCCCCATGCAGGAGGGAACCACCCTCTATATGTACACCACCTCCGGCACTCTCCAGACGAGTTCCGTGTCCGAGGGCGATGTCATCCCGCTGTCCCAGTATCAGCGGAACAAGACCGCCGTTGGCGAGATGTCCCTCCAGAAGTACCGGAAGGCCACCACCGCCGAAGCGATCATGAAGTCCGGCTACGATGAAGCCGTGAACCAGACGGACGCGGCTCTGCTGCTGGATGTGCAGAAGAAAGTCCGCAGCGATTTCTTCTCTCTGCTGAACGGCACGATCACCAGTTCCACCTCCGTGTCCGGCGTGGGACTCCAGAAAGCCCTGGCCGCCGCGTGGGCGCAGCTTCAGATCAAGTTTGAGGATGACACCGCTTCTGCTGTGTACTTCGTCAATCCCCTGGATCTGGGCGAGTACCTGGGCGGCGCAAGCATCTCTCTCCAGAGTGCTTTCGGCATGAACTACATCGAAGACTTCCTGGGACTCGGCACGGTGGTTCTGTCCAGCCTGGTGACCCAGGGAACCTTCATCGCCACGGCCAAGCAGAACATCGTTCTGTACTACCTGGGCATGAACGGCGATATCGCCAGCAAGTTCGGCCTGACTGTGGACGATCTCGGCCTGATCGGTATCAAGACCGACATCCCCACCGAGCAGAGGGCGCAGCTTGAAACGCTGGTCATGTGCGGTATCGACTTCTTTGTCGAGTACGCGGCCGGTGTGGTCAAGGGAACCATTTCGGACTCGGAATGACTGACCCGACTCTTACCCCAAAGAGTTCGGGAACATATTGGGGAACGGCAGTAGCGGATATCCAGAGCAGCCTGTCTGTTTCCGGGGGAAAGATCACGGGTACTCTGAAGTACTACGATGATGCGACCAAGGCTCTGGTGCAGGACTGGGGTGAAGGCTACTTCATCGCGGTCGGATTCTCCAACTACTCCAGCGGCCTGACCTACGCGAACTGCGAAGTCGGTATCGTTCCGACCCAGGGAGCCGGTCTGGTACACCTGGACAGCGATCAGGACGCGGTGATGAAGGTCACCTCGCCGGATCAGAAGATCCTCGCCATCCAGACGGATGCCAACGGCCACAAGAGGGCAACCTACTGGAGTCTGGCAGACATTACCTATGCGCCTAAAGCGTAAGGAGGGCAGAGCATGAGCGTGATCGTTGCGAACGGCAAGGCCGAACAGCGGAAGAACGAACAGCCCAAGAAAACTGCCGAGAAGAAGAAGGCTGATGCCAAGTGAAAAAGCTGATCAGCCTTCGCACCTGGGTGGATCAGACGGACGGCCACGAATACATGACGGACGATGCCTTCCCGCATGACGGGAGGGAGATCCCGGAGAAACGGCTGAAGGAACTCTCCGGCCCGGAAAACGCCGCCGGAATGCCGATGATCATGGAAGTGGAAGTGCCTGATGAGAAGCCGAAGGGCAAAAAGGAAAAGTGACAAGGAGGGAGATCAATGCTTCAGCAGGTGTGCGAACACATCCACAACTGGTTCGTCAAAGACCGCTTTGAGGGGCAGTTTGAGATCGCTGACGGCGTGATCTCCCTTCCTCTTCTGGACGGACAGCGGTTTCTGATCCAGGGGTCTGTGCTGAATGACGGTATGTACACATACCACGCCGACCGCATCCAGAATGACGATGACACCGAAGAGGTGGGACTCCATGACGAAACGTGGACAGGCACGATATGCGCTTTGTCCGTCCCTCCTGCGGTCATTGCGCTGTCAGGGGAGGTCAATGAGTGGGTGGCAAAATTCGGTGAATCCGTCAACAGTCCGTATTCCAGCGAGAACGTGCTGGGCGTGTACGGCTACTCCAAGGCCGTAGGCGGCACGGGCGCAGGTGGATCCGTTTCGTGGCAGGATGTGTACGCGACACAGCTGAACCGGTGGAGGAAGGTGGCTTTCCTGTGAGCAATTTTCCTGTGAGCAATCTTCTGACGCAGGTGATGGAAGACTACCGGATCATGAACCATGTACGCGTGGACGATGACTTCGGAGGTCATGCCGGAGGGTATACGGAAGGAAAGACGATCCGTGCGGCGGTCGCAAAGAACGCCAGCCCGGAACAGGCACTCGCCGACAAGGATCAGATCAGCGAGGTCTTCACGATGGTTGTCGAACAGGGCGTGACCCTGGGCTATCACGAAGTGCTGAAGCGGGTTTCAGACGGGGCGATCTTCCGAACCACCAGCCGGACAAAGGATTCGACCGCTCACCCGGCGAGTACCGTGAAGATCTCCGTGGTGTCCGCTGAAAGGTGGGAGTTGCCGACATGAGAGCAATCGCCAAGGCAATGAAGACCTTCGTGGGCAGTTTCGGACTTCCCGCGTATCCCGTTGATTCCGTACCGGACGATGTGACCGCTCCCTATTTGGTCTATCCGCTCCAGGAACCGGAGTGGAATCAGAAGGCCACCTGGTACATCCAGGGATGGTACAAGACCACAAGCCATGTGCAGTTAGCGGAGAAAGCGGATCAGATCATTCATGAGATCGGCACGGGAGTCACGATCAGGACAGACAGCGGATTCCTGGTG